TTATCAGGAATTAAATCATCATTTCCACAGTCACAAGAACCATCACAAACATCACAAGCCATTAGTCATTCTCCCTATGTAATTTTTCCACTAACAGATCGTGGTTGTTGATACCTTATATTTTTATAAGGGTTTTTTAAATAGCTACGTATTATACTATCATGATATATTGTTTTACTTTCTCGTAGAGTGCTTGGTTGCCTATCACGCAATAAATATTTTTGTTTTTTTGGTTTACCGTAATTAAGCACTATTTACTCTCCTGATAAAGATTATTAAATGTTACGTGTGGATCTAAGTAACTTTCATGCTGTTCAGCAGAATGTGTCCATTGAGATGGTGCAAAGTCTGGAGCACCTTCACCTGTTCTCCATAAGGCAGGACTTGTTGCACGAACTCTATTGTTTGGTAATGCAACTAAATTGCCTGTCCATTCTCCTGCATCTGTAAGATATAACACATGACTTTGTTTGTGTTGTGCAGGATCGTCAGCTATATCACTATCTGTATAGTCCACAGTGAATAAGTATTTACCTTTGTAAAACTCATTATCTATTTTACATAACCACGGACTAGAACTTACTCTATCCATCACGATAACATTGTGATGTCTTGATTCGCAATCCCACGGTTGTGCTAAATGATCTTGCATGGGTGTGGGCCATTCATCTACAGGAATGTCAGCTACCAAAGCTTGTATTGGCATCCTAGCCCACATTGCTCCCCCATGTATATTTTCCATACCATCTTCTAAATCTGATTCACATCCTGTAAATACAACTTGAAAACTTAGTGATCGGTCTGGGATAGTATTTACTGCAATAACCATAGCGTGTAAAAATTCGCCATGATACCTTTGATGATTGCAAGTAAACTCTCTACGTACCCAACAATGAAAATGGGGTACGTTACTTATAAGATATGGCACTAATTATCTCTTGCCACCCC